AGCGTAGTAGCCCTGCCATATGTAAGGCGTGACGCTACAGAGCGAAGGGACGGTCTGGCCCGGTGCGCTACTGCGGCGAGAGACGGCCGCACTGCAAGGATTCCAGCCGCCTGGTCTAGGCTGACCGCACAGGAGACTCCGCATGTCCACGAGCCGAATCAGCCGACTGAACCGCGATATTGACATCACCCTGCATACGGCCACTGCATTGGCCACCACGCTCGATATGCGTGACATCGCAGGTGCTGTGCTCTCTATTGGCACGATCTCGACTGCGGCCACAACGCTCCAGATGTGGGTCGGTGCCACGCCTGCTGGATCGTTCCGCCGGCTGTACAAGTCGGATGGCAGCGTGGCAGATCTGACGCTTGCCCCCTCGAGCACGGAAGGCCGGGCCTATAGTCTGCCCGATGAAGTGTTCGGCACCGAGTTCCTGAAGGTCGTGAGCGCAACCACGAACAGTACGGGCACGACTGGGTTCGTGATGTTTAAGAGCTGACGCCCCCCCGGTGTGTCAGCAGCGTAGACGCCCCCCCTATGCCACAACGCATGCCCGCCTATCGGCCGCCTCGCCTTGCGTTGCACAGCCGACGCAGGGACGAGAGCACGAGGGGCAACGCATACCAGCGTGGGTACACGGACAAGGCACACAGGGCCTGGAGGCTGGCTGTATTAACACGGGCCGCCTGGGCCTGTGCCTCCTGCGGTCGCGTGTGTGGCGACAAGAGAGAAGCACACGCAGACCACGTCGTGCCAGTGAGCGAAGGTGGTGCCAGATACGACGTGGCAAATGGGCAGTGCCTGTGCGTGCGTTGCCACGGAAAAAAGACGCGAGCCGAGCAAAATTGCCGTGCCGCGCGAGCCGAAACGCAGCCAGCCGACCGGCCGGAGCCGGCGACGGCGCGACGGCAGGGTGGGTCGAATCACCCCAACTTTGCCGAATAAAAACCCCGGTCGTTAGCTCAATAAATATTTCCGCAGGTAACTGCGGGGGGGTAGGTGCTGAACATTTGACAACGCCCGCACATTGCGGGCATGTCACTTACATGCTGCGATTGCCAGTCGCCAATTCAGCGGCGGCACACAAATGGCAGGCCCCCGAAGCGGTGCGCGCCGTGCAAGAAAAAGAAGGCGCGCCGCCAAGCGAAAGCGTGGGCCGAGGCCAACCCGGAAAAAGTACGCTACAAGAGGAAACCGCCACGCCACGCTCAATGCGTTGATTGCGAACGGCCAATCGACTGCTCAGGAAAGCGAGGGCCACTCGCAAAACGGTGCGTGGCGTGCCACGCCCTACACGCAAAAAAGTCGCAAAGGTCTGCCGCAAGAAAAAAGCTGCACGGCCACGTGTGCAAACAATGCGGAACTCACTTTTTCTCAAGCCGAAAGCATCAGCCGTATTGCTCGCCAGACTGCGTTCATCTTGCGCAAAGAAAACGAATAACATTAGTGTGCCAGAACGAGTCGTGCGGTAAGCCATTTGAGGTCACGCCGTCTGAGGTGGCAGCTGGTAACGTTTGCTGCTCCTGGCAATGCAGGGCACAGCACATGCTGCTCCCCGATTGCTTCTGCCAAAATCCGGCATGCGGCAAAAAGATTGAACGAGAAGCACCGGGGCCACGCAAAACAGCACGAGGGCAAGACAGTCGAAAATACTGCTGCCGTGAATGCGCATGGGACCACCGATGGGGATCAGACAGGCCGCGAAAGGACTGGAGCAAGAAACACCTGGCTTCAGCTTCTGCAGGTGCTTTGCGAACTTCGCTGCGGAAGAAATGCAAGCTCTTGGGTGTGCCGTTTGACGAGCAATGCACCCGCCGTGCGGTGCTTGAACGTGACGGCTGGGTGTGCCAGTTGTGCAAGATTGAGTGCAATCGTGAATACGTTATTGAACCAAAGACGCGGAAGCCTGACCCACGAAACGCTGAGCACGACCATATCGTGCCGCTTACGGCAGACGGCAGCCCCGGTAATGTCTTTCCTAACTCGCAGTGCCTGTGCCGTAAATGCAACAATAACAAGCGAGCGCGAAGCATCGGGCAGCTGCGACTAGACCTAGAAGGATCGGTGAAGCGATGGGAAAGCGGGGGCCTCGTCCGACGCCAACGAAACTCAAGATCCTGCGTGGCAACCCAGGCAATCGGCCAATCAACAAAAGCGAGCCGCAGCCGGTCGCTGATGGCGTTGTGATGCCTTCGCACTTGGGCGAGGTGGCCGCAGCCAAATGGGGCCAGGTGCTGCCGTTGCTCCAGGCCGTTAAGGTGATGACTCGGGCCGACATTGAGGCGCTGGCCCGATATTGCGACACGTACGAATGGTGGCTTGCAACCCGTGCGAAACTCAAGAAGGAAGGCGACACATATCCCATCCTGAACGACAAGGGCGACGTGAAATACATCGCCCAGCGTCCAGAGGTGAGCATTGCCCACAAGCTCGCCGTGCAGCTGCGACAGCTCGAGCAGGATTTCGGGCTGAACCCAAGCGCTAGAACCGGCCTGCATGTCGAAGAGTCGAAGCAAGAAGACGAAGACGACGCCCGCATGTTCGCTTGATGCGAAGGCTGCGGCCATCGCGGTGCGGTTCTTTGAGGAGAACCTGACGCACGCGAAAGGCGAGCTCGGCGGCAAGGCGTTTCTGCTTGAGCCGTGGCAGAAGGAATACGTGGGCCGATTGTTCGGCACCATGAAGGGCGACGTGCGGCAGTACCGCACAAGCCTGCTGGCGATTCCTCGCAAGAACGGCAAAAGCACCCTGTGTGCCGGCATCGCCCTGAAACTGATGTTCGACGGCGAGCCTGGGGCCGAGATTTATTCGTGTGCCGCCGACCGCGACCAGGCCCGGCTCGTCTTTGAGATGGCGAAGGTGTGCGTGGAGAACTCGCCCAAGCTGCGGAGCCGGCTGCGCGTGTTTCGCAATTCGATCGTGCGGGAGGACACGCACAGCACGTACAAGGCTCTGTCGGCCGAGGCGTTCACGAAGCACGGCCTAAACGCTCACGGGATCATCTTTGACGAACTGCACGCCCAGCCCGACCGCGAGCTGTGGGACGTGATGACCACGAGCACCGGGGCCAGGCGGCAGCCGTTGTGCGTAGCGATCACAACGGCGGGCTTCGACCGCAAGAGCATCTGCTGGGAAATCTGGCGTTACGCCTTGGCTGTGCGTGACGGGGCCATTAAGGATGACACGTTCCTGCCTGCGATCTACGCGGCCGACCCCGAAGACGATTGGACGGCGGAAGCCACTTGGCGGAAGGCGAACCCGAACCTTGGCGTGAGCGTGAAACTCGACGACCTGAGGGTGCGGTGCAAGCGTGCACAGGACATGCCGAGCGAGGAGAACACCTTTCGCCGGCTGCACTTAAACCAGTGGACCGAGCAGGACACGCGATGGCTGCGGATGGAGCATTGGGCACAGGGCAACAAGCCCTGCCCCGTAATGCTCGACGGGCGGGAGTGTTTCGCGGGCCTTGATCTCGCAACCACGTACGACACGACGTGCCTGTGCCTGCTGTTTCAGTTGGACGATGGCACGTTCTGGGCCGAGCCCCACTTCTGGATCCCAGAGGAGAACATGCGGGACAGGGTGAAGCGTGACCGCGTGCCGTATGACCAGTGGGCGAAGGAGGGGAAGCTGCACCTGACGCATGGGAACGTCACGGACTTCGACAAGGTGCGGGCCGACATTCTTGCGATCACGAAGAAATACAACGTGCGGCAGGTGGCGATCGACCGCTGGAACGCCACGCAGCTGTCCACCCAACTGCAAGGCGATGGCGTAAATGTCTTAGGTTTTGGGCAGGGCTACGGCTCGATGAGTTCGCCCGCCAAGCAGCTCGAGGCCCTGGTGGTGGGCGGCAAGTTGCTCCACGGCGGGCATCCCGTCCTGGCGTGGCAGGCGTCGAACGTGGCGATACAGCAGGACCACGCCGGAAACATCAAGCCCAGTAAGGCAAAGAGCAACGAACGCATCGACGGCATCGTGGCGTTGACGATGGCCCTCGGCATCCACGCTACAGCGACGGCCCCGGCCCCTGAACAGAACTGGGACATCATCTCGTTATGAGCGAACACGCCGCCGCCGATTTCAAGATGTTCGATTTAAGAGGCATCGACTGGCCCGAGGTGTCATCGTCTCGCACGCCTTCGGGCATCCGCGTCAACGCCGACAACTCGATGGCGTGCTCGGCCTACACGGCCTGCATTCGCGTCATATCGGATGCGGTATCAGCCCTGCCGCTCCACGTCTATGAGCGGATGGCCAACGGCGGCAAGGCGAAGGCCACCGCCCATCCCGTCTATCGGCTCCTGCATCAGCAGCCCAACCCGTGGCAGACGGCGCAGGAGTTCCGCGATTGGATGACCGGCATGTACCTGCACTACGGTGCGAGCTACGCCGAGATCCGCCCAGGTGCTCGAGGTGCCGTGTCGGAGCTGTGGCCCCTGCACTCCAGCCGGATGGAAGTCGATCGGCTTTCTGACGGCACGCTGCGGTATCGGTATCGGGAGCCGAGCGGGCGCGAGACTCCCTACAGCCAAGAGCAGATCTTCGCCCTTCGGTTCACCACGGAAGATGGCATCAAGCCGATCCCCACGTACAAGCTCTTCCAGAATGTGCTCGGGCTTTCGCAGGCGCTAGAGACACACGCGGCCACGTACTTCGGTAACGGTGCCCGGCCCGGCATCGTGCTGGAGAGCGAGAACCCGATTCCTGTGGAGGCTGCCGAGCGGCTGCGTGAGCAGTGGGAGCGGATGCACCGGGGCGCTGATCGTGCCTTCCGCACGGCCGTGCTGCCGAACGGCGTGAAGGCCCACGAGCTGTCGAGCAGCAACGAGGCTGCCCAGATGCTTGAGTCCAGGGCTTTTGCTGTGACTGAGTGCGCCAGAATTTTTCGCGTGCCACCGCACATGATCCAAGACCTGACGCGGTCTTCGTTTAACAATATCGAAACGCAATCGACAGAATTCGTCCAGCACTGCTTGCTCCCTCATCTGAAGCGATGGGAGGCGGCCATATCGCGCGACCTCATCGTGGAGGATGAGGTTTTCTTCGCCGAGCACAGCGTGAGCGGAATGCTCCGTGGCGACCATGCGAGCCGGTCGGCCTACTACGTGTCGGCCCTGCAGAATGGCTGGATGACGATTAACGAGATTCGCGAGCTCGAGAACCTGAACCCGATCGGGCCGGAAGGCGACAAGCACTTCGTGCAGCTGAACATGACCACGCTCGACAAGGTGGGCGCGGAGCCGCCGGCACCGGAGCCGATGCCCGAGCCGCCCGCTGAAGTAGAAGACAGCCCGGCCGATGCCGCCGAGGACCAGGCCGAACAGGAGGAGTACACCGATGGAAATTGAACGCCGCGATTTCGCCTTCGAGGAAGAGAACGAGCTGATCGTGGAGAGCCGGGCCGATGGCCGGGCCGCAATTATCGGCTATGCGGCCGTCTATAACCGTTTGAGTTTGGACTTGGGAGGTTTCCGGGAGGAAATCCTGCCGGGCGCGTTTGACAAGATTCTGAACCGCCAGCGTGGCAAGGGCGACGTGGTGGCTCTGTTCAACCATGACAGCAACATCGTCCTAGGCCGCTCCTCGTCTGGCACGCTGGAACTCTCCTCGGACGAGAAGGGCCTGAAGTACGTGGTGACGCCGCCTGTGAGCCGGGCCGACGTGCTCGAGCTCATCCAGCGGCGCGACGTGCGTGGCTCGTCGTTCGCCTTCACGGTGGAGCCCAAGAACGAATCCTTCCGCACTGGCGAGGACGGCAAGGCCATCCGCCAGATCCGCGAGGTGTCGGGCCTCTACGACGTGGGGCCTGTACTGAACCCGGCATACCCTTCCACGTCTGCGTCCGTGGCCATGCGTTCGTACGAAGCCTGGCTGGCAACGCAGACGCAGCCCGAGCCCGAGGCTGTGGCCGCTGAGATCGTGAAGCGTTCCCTGGTCCGTGACGCCGCAGCTGCGTGGGCTCTGAGGCTTCGCCGTGTCTGAAGCACGCTGCACGTGCGGCGAGAAACTCCGGTGCCGCTCCAGCCGTCCATGTGGTGACGAACGGCAGCGGTATCTGCGTTGCCCGAGGTGCGGGGCTCGCGCGGTGGCTTTTGTGAAAACAACACTTTCCGCAGTGCGTTTCTGCAAGGCACCCCGCCCGTAGTGGCACTGTGGACTCCATCGGCAATACCGCCGCAGGAGTCTCACCGAACATGGACAATCTCAAGAAGCTTCAGGACGAAGCGGCAACCCTTGCCAACCGGATCGACGCCGTGCGGGCGATCGAGGCCGAAGACACGACCGCTCGGGATGTCGAGCTGATCGACCTCAACAAGCGTGCCGACGAACTCACCGCCCGGATCGACTTCGAGAAGAAGGTTGTCGAGTCGGCCAAGAGCCTGCGGTCGGTGGTCGAGCGTTGCTCGCCTGCTCCCGAGGTGAAGGAAGAGCGGAGCGAGAAGGTCCGCGTCGAGGCGGTTCCTTTCTCGGGTCGGCTCCGTGCGTTTGAGAACGCCAAGGACGCCTACCAGGTCGGCATGTGGTTCAAGGCCAAGGCGGGCGACGCCGAAGCCCGTCGGTGGTGCCAGGATCATGGCGTCGAGGCTCGTGCCCAGGGTTCGACCGGTTCCACGACCGGTGCGGCCTTCGTGCCTGACGTGCTCTCCTCGACCGTCATCCGCCTGGTCGATCAGTATTCCGCCTTCGCTCAGAACGCCACCAACGTGGTGATGCCGAGCGACGTGCTCCTGTTCCCGCGTCGGACTGCCGGTGCGACGGCCTACTGGATCGACGAGAACTCGGCCATCACTGCCAGCGACCCGACCTCTAATCAGGTTACGCTGACGGCGAAGAAGGTCACGGGCGCTGTGGTCATCGCGTCGGAGCTCCTGCAGGACTCCATCGTGTCGATCGCCGACTGGATCGCTGCCGAGCTCGCGCTGACCCTCAGCAACGCCGTTGAGGCGGCTGCGTGGAGCGGCAATCCGAGCAACGCCCCTGGCGTGGCCGGTCTTGTCACGACCCACACGGGTGGCCTGCTTGCTTCTTCGGCTGCCACCTACGCGGCGTCGCTCGTGACGGCTGCCGGTGACACGCCCGACGAAGTCACGAAGGCCAACCTGCTGGCGATGATGGCTGCGGTTCCGCAGCACAGTCGGCAGGGTGCCAAGTGGTTCTGCTCGCCGTTCTTCTTTGCCACCTGCATGCAGAACCTCGACCTTGCCCAGGGCGGGTCGGTCGGCCTGTCGCAGGGCATGGGTCCGACCTTCCTCGGCTCCGAAGTGGTCCTTACCGACCGCCTCCCGAGCGGTGCGGACTCGACGGGTGCGATCATGGCCCTTTACGGGAACATGGCCAACTCGAGCTACTACGGCATTCGCCAGGCCATCGAGATCGCCAGCTCGGATCAGGTGAATTTCCTCAGCGACCAGACCGTGATCCGCGCCGTTGCTCGCGTTGCAATTACGCATGCAAATTTGGGCTCCTCGACGGTCGCCGGCCCGATGATCGGCCTGGTTGGTGCGTGAGCCTGACGGCTTGACGAGATGTGCAAACTGGGCGGGCCGCTCCACAACGGGGCGGCCCGCTCTCTTTTGCGAGGCACGCATGATCGTCAAGGTTGGTGGCACCGAGGCCGACATCCGGGTGGAAGCCATCCTGTCGATGCCCAGGCTGTCGTTTACGGCCAATCACTTCGCATGGGCTCAGGCACTCATGCCTTTGGGGATTCGCCCCACGATGGGCACCGGTGCGTTCTGGGACCAGGTGAACACGCGGGTGATGGAACAATTCATCGACAAATGCGAGTACTGCCTTTGCATTGATTACGACACATTTTTTACGCGGGAAGACGTGGAGCATCTTTTCGCCCTGGCGATGACGTTCCAGTGTGACGCCATCACAGGGCTGCAGACCAAGCGTGAAGACGGCCGCCCGATGCTCACACTGAAGGGCACGCTGGACAATCCGCCCGAGGGCGGCACCACGAGCCTGCCTGCGTCGTGGTTCGCCGAGCCTGTGCAGGAAGTGGACACGGCCCACTTCGGGCTGACCGTCATCAGCACGGCCGCCCTGAAGCGTGCGAAGCGCCCATGGTTCTGGAGCAAGCCCGGCCCAGACGGCTCGTGGAACGAAGGCAGAACGGACCCAGACATCTACTTCTGGCGCAACTGGCGCGAGAGCGGCAACCGTGTGTTCGTCACGCCCCGCGTGGTTCTCGGCCACGGCGAGTATGTCGTGACGTGGCCGGGCAAGAACCTTGGCACGCCTGTTTTCCAGTGGACTACAGATTTCACGAACACGAGCAAACGCCCCGAAACTGCATGGAGTGTGCCCCAGTGACGAAAATCACATTCACCCGCGCGTGGCGGTCCTACCGCAAGGGGCAGACCGTGGAAATTTCCGGCGGCTTGGCCACGCAGCTGCTCGCCCAGCGCGTGGCGGTTGAGGGCACGCAGGGCCAACTGATCGAGACGGCAGCCGTCAAGCACGAAGCCGAAACGGCCGACGCCACCCCAAGGAAACGCCGCCGTGCAATATCGAAGCCTGACTCGCCAGACCGCTCCAGCCTTTGAGCCCGTCACGCTCGCGGAGGCCAAGGCCCACCTGCGAGTCGATACGGCCACCGACGATGCCTACATCGGCTCGCTAATCTCGGCGGCCCGTGAGTGGTGCGAGCAGTATCTGGATCGCACGCTGGTGCATACGCAGTGGGTCATGCGGTTCGACCGCTTCCCGCCAGACGGCACCATGGACATCGAGCTGCCACGCCCGCCGATGGCGACGGCCGGCACGACCACGGCGGTGGCCATGACGTTCACGTTTGAGAACGGCACCACGTCGACATACTCGACGGCCAGTTACCGGGTGGATCGGGACGGCGTGCCGGGCACCGTGAAGACGCTGTACGGCCAGACGTGGCCGCCGCACCTGCAGGATGACAACGCGATCAGCGTGACCTGGTGGGGCGGTTACGGGGCAAGTGGTACGAGTGTGCCGGCGGCGATCCGCCACGCCATCTTGATGCTTACTGCCCACTGGTACGAAAGCCGCCAGGCTGCTGTTGCCACGGGTGCCGTGCCGCAGGACGTGCCCTATGGCGTGAAATCTTTGCTGGACTCGCAGAAGTGGGGCTCCTACCGATGATCGACCCCGGCAAGCTCCGCGAGCGTGTCACGGTGCAGATCGCCAGCGGCACCACCAATGCCCTCGGCGAAACGGTGCTGGCCTGGGCTGACTCGTCGGCCGTGTGGGCGAGCGTCG